TCGGTGTGCCTTTCAGATAGATGTTGTTCTCATCTGAATATTCCTTTAGACCATTCACGCTACGAGGAAACGCAATATCTTCAATAGGCAGCGTCTTAAACTCCTTGCGAAACTTCTCAATAAACAGATGCAAGTCATCCTGCGATTTATTGATGATAATGTTGATTGCTTCCTTAATCTTAACGCGACAGGCGGAAGGAGTCGAAGATCTAATCGCAGAAATACCCATCATCTTCAGTTTTGGTTTTGCGTATGCAACACCTTCGCTGTCATAGACATTCAGAATATAATTCTTCTTAGCGACCCAGATGGCTTTGTCAGCCAAAGACTCACGCTTCATTTCCATACGCTGTGAATGCGCATTGACATAATCTGCTAGTTCTTGATACGAAGCATCAATATGCGGCTGGATCTTTTCTTCGCAAACTTTATTCATAAACTTGATGACCTTCTTTGTGTCAGAAGTGTCATTATAAAGTTTCTCAATCAGCGGACCCATATTCAGATAAATCGAATCAGTGTCAGAAGCAATGACATAATCCTCATTACCAGACTTCAACAGCAAATTCATATACTTGTTAATCTTCTGCTCAATCCAACGAATGGACAACTGACCCGCTGTAGTAATGCCCTCGGCGATACGAATATCAAAGAAGCGGAAGTATTGATTGCCCAGCGCACCGTAAGCAGAATTTAGAGTGACTTTCTTTGCCAACTGCAGATTGTTGTATCGAGCAACTTGCTTCTCAAGATACTCAACTTGATTCTTATCTTCAAGAACGGTTTCTATTTTTTTCTTGGCTTCAATGGCAAGTTTTTTGTAACGAGTACGGTCTTTGTACATCGTGTCCATAATCTCGGGCATCACACCCTGCTCTTTGTTACTGAACATCTGACCGTTTGGTGTAATCCCAACATTAAAGTCTTTTAGTTCTCTGGTGTCTATCTGCTGACTCAAGAGCGTATCAACATTAATTTTCTTGGTGGCAATAAACTGCTTCATCTCATCCGTATACTTCGCTGGCTCTAGAAGAGTTTCCATCGAGATGTTATACTGCATAATCAAATGCGGATACAGACTGTTTAAGTCAAATGAAGCAACCCACTGGTGCATACCAAGAATAGGATCTTTCACATATGCGCCTTCATAGGCAGACTTCTTTTCTCCTCGTTTCATTTGAGGAATAACAATATTTTTCTTCTTGAGATAGTTGTAGACGATTGCGTCCCACATGCGAACCTGAGTGAACACATCTTCGTAATTGACTTTGTTGTCGTAAGCAAGAGTCAACGCCAACTCAAGAAGTTTCATCTTGTCTTCAAGTTTTTCGACTAGTTCAACATCCTTGATATTGTACTCAATAAACTTCTGATAGTCGTGTTTGTAAAGTTGATGTAGGCTTTCAAACTGAGAATAATCGACTTTCTTTTCTCCAACCTCAATATGCGCAATGTGGTCTAGTCGATAAGACTCTTGCTGGGAGTATGTAAACTTTCGATACAGTTCAATGTAATCAAGAACAGCCACACCATCGATGCTGTATGAGTTTAATTCTCTGTTAAACTTAACAGTTTTGTATGGGCGCAGTTTATTCCAAGGTGATAATTTCTTGGCTTCATCTTCACCAAAGAGTTTGGTGATGCGATTGATCAGATATGGAATATCAAAGAACTCGATATTCCAACCAGTAACTACATCGGGGTGGAATCTACACCAGAAGTCGATGAATCTTCGTAGTAGATCTGATTCATCTCGGCAGTGCGCATAGTGCACATCGTCACGATGCTTGACATAATCACCGCAACCAAACACAAAATAATTACCCTTGAGTTTAATAGTGATGGCTGTGATTGACTCGTTGGCGTCGTTAGGTTCTGGGAATCCATTTTCAGATCCGACCTCGATGTCAATATAAGCGATGCTAATTTTATTAACATCCCACAGAATATCGTCAGGATAAGTATCGGCAATATAAGCATACTCAAAACGATTATTGCCAAAAATAGGGAAATTATCGACACTCTCATACCTCTCTAGAAATTCACGACAATCAGGAATAGTTCCTGGTTGGATTGGTTTAACAGACTCACCGCTCAGAGTCTTTACATTAGTTTGCTCTTGGCTAAGAAGGTGAAATGTTGGGCGATATTCGATTTTACGACGAACACGCTTGTCATTCTCCACGCCTCTGAAAAGTATATACTTCCCAGAGACGGAGATATTAGTGTAGAAGTCGGACATATTATCCCGTGATTAATTGCTTGGGAGGCACAACAATTCCTGTGCCGAATATCTGATTATACCCGTTTCTCACTTCATCAGCAACTTCTGACATGACAAGAATATGATTCTTGCTGATTGTGAATGGAGGATTGCTTGCTTGCATCCATGGCATAAAGCCAAGAACAGGTGCGCCATCTTTGCCGCGCTGAAGAACGCAAGCAACTGGATTAGTGAATGTGATTGTAGAAGCAGTCTCAAGATTCTCTTCGATTTCTACAATTAATTCCTCGCCATTTACGAGTTTGAGTGCTTTGATGTTCGACATTTTGTTTCTTCCTTTTGTAATTGTCAAATAGACCTTTTTCTTTTAGACTTTGTGGTGATCCATTTCTATAAAAAATGTCATGCACCATAGTCCAAGTATCTTTACCAACTTTAAGATACCAGCCCGCAAACTCTTTGACTTCTATTTCTTTAGCAGCCATCAAGTCATATAGTTCCTTGAGCGAATGCATCATTCTTCGCTGCTGGTAGTTTCCATAGATTGGCGCTTAATTTTAAATCCAACATGTTTAGCGTGTGCGTTGATAAACCCACGCTTTAATTCACCACGCTCATGCGAATCCTTCAACCAGCCATTAGCCTCAGCCATTGCTAACATACGCTTAAATTGGCGCGGAAGTTTAGCATCAAAAAAATCACTGCGATTAGCCATTTAATAATTCCTCACACTTTTTCCAGAACTGTTCTTGTTGACCATCTACTCTGATCTGGAAGTTGTGCCAGAATAGATCTCCCATCACCGAATCGCCGTAGGTCGTTCCAAGACCATAATTCGGTAATTCATTTTCTAATGTCCAATATGGTCTACGGTCTTGTTCCCAATCATATCGGTATACATCTCTATCATACCTGACTGGAGGCACAAAGTCAACTGCAATTTTATTCGCTTCAGCGGCATAAGTGTATTCTTCTGCAACATCACCACGAGAAGTTTCCATTGCCGATGGTCGACCAATTTTGTCAAAATTGGCTGCGCTCAAAGCAAGAGCAGATGGCGCCGCGAATAGATGATTGTTGTTTTGAATATGCCCAGACCGTTGCGCATTACCAATCAATTTACCTTCTAGTGCCTTTGTCAGATAAAACTCAATTGCGTTTGCGCTAACTGGTAGACAATCGATATCAAGAAATAGCACAGCATCAAAGTCTAGTTGCTTCTCAATTTTTAGAGTGGATACAGACTGTCCATTTAATGACCAGACATAATCCATAAACATGCCGTGAGGAATCTCACCCTTAATAACAAGATGCTGTAGTTTAAGTGGATTAAACTTTTCAACAACCTTTCTCTGTAGTTCTACAGTTTTTGGGTCGATATTCGGCATAAAGTATGATGCGATACAGGCTTTCATGTGCGTTCCCTTTCGGCTTCGTGGACTCTTTTGCGTAAACTGCTGGAACTGAAACTGTGGTCTCTACTATTAAAGACCAGTTGAATTCCACGCTTCTCACAGATTGCGCGACCAGTAAACTCCTTCTCCATATACTCTACACCAAGAATGCGAACATCGACTGGCAATGTGAGTAGAATATCTTCTACATCTTTTTCGGTGTTGTAGACAATAATCTCATCTACAAAACGAACAGCACTCAGAGCAATCTGTCGTTCTACAATAGATTGGATTGGAGGATTTTTCTCTGGGCGATCTGCGTTGGCATTGTTCTGTAATCCACAGATTAGATAATCGCAGTGTTGTTTGGCTTCAGCAAGCATAGCCACATGACCAGCATGCAAAAGGTCAAACTGCGAAAATGTGATCCCAACCTTAAGACCCTGTTTCTTTAACTCGGTATATTTTCCGAAAATCATATAACAGAGTGCAGGATAATTCCGTGGACGCATTCAACAATGCCATAATCTCTGCTAGGTACATAGAAGTGCAACTCAGAATCATGTTGATATTCTGCGCGCAGTTTATTGTTAGGATCAAATCCAGACAATGTCACCATCGGATATTTACCAGCGCAAAACTCAGCAGCATTTAGAATATTTTGCGAGTTGCCAGACGAGGAGATGAGAATGACCAGAGACTTTGGCTGAACAAAATGTTTTAGAAACTTCGTGTACGCATGCTCCCAGCCATAGTCGTTGGCATAGCATGTCAGGCGCGAAGAATCACAGAAACAAATTGCTTGTTTGCCGAGTACTTTGGTATAGTCTTGAGCAATATGACCCGTAATTGCATTACTGCCACCATTACCCAAAAGGATAATGTGGTCATTGTCACGAATAACAGTCTTAAGATGCTCAAGATCGATTGGGTCGATTGCGTCTATACAATTTTTAAGTTCTTGTAAATTCATTTGTTAAGTTTATAAATTTCAATCCAGTTTCAGAAATGCTAATTTTATGACAACGCTCATATTCTTTTTCAAGGCAAGAATTTTTATGAGAGAACATCAAAAAGTAGCCGCCATTGCCAGCACCACATAGTTTATGCGATAAGACTCTATCATCATACCGTAATCTATTATCCAAGTCAACTAAAATCTCATTCTCGCATATCAATGGGCTGAGTTGCTTCTTCTTTTCCCAAGAGTCTTGCATCACAGAATTGAACCATCCTATGTCGCAACGATTAATTGCTTTCTCGAGGTTTTCTACATCCTTGAACAAAGGAACAGATTTATCAATGTCTAAACTCTCAAGAACCTTGGTCGAGTTTCGAAGCACACCTGTATATAGTAGATGGATATCCATCTCACTAAAGATTCTAGTGTTCAGATATTTGATTTCTGGGTCTGCGTTCTTAAAGAAATTGATGCGCTTTAGCCCACCCATACTGCCGTAGAAATCTTGCTGACCAACTAGAGGATTAAATTTGCGCTCAATCGTCTCAGCAATCTTACAGACTTCGAATTCTGTGATGTTCTCACCGCGCCAAACATATACTGCTTTAATCAAGGCTTGTAGATAAGAAGACGATGCCGCTAATCCCGAACCAACCGAGTAGATATCTGACACAAGACTACAGTTAATCTTATCTACATTTAGATACTCAAAGCAATGGCGAACCATCTCGTTCTGGATATCTGCAATGCTTTTGACAGTTTCTCTTTTCGAATAACTTATATTGTAATTCTCATCAATAGTGTTGATGCCAAACACATCTTGGTGAATGGTGATATAAGTGCGAAGCGAAGAGGGAAAACTAATTACTGCACCACGACCATACTTATCAATAAAGTGTGGGTGGTCTGTAGACCCACCTACAAGAGAAATGCGCAGAGGGCAAGAGGCTACAATCATTTCTTCACGCAAGCAAATAAGTCTTGATGATGAGCAGGATGCCCTCTGTTAGACTCATTAAACGGAAAATCTATCAGTTTAAAATGCTCTGACAGTTTGTTGGTCCACCAGTCTTTACCATGAATACATTTATGATAGTTTAATTCCTCTGGCGTGTTTTTAGAATTTGTGTTTCTTTTTGACTCGCCCATGTGTATACTGGAAACAAATAGACCACCATCTTTGAGGTGGTTGTTCACAAGATTAAAATAAGTATCCAGATCTTCGTCGTTGAAATGTTCTATCACATCCCAGCAAGTAATAATGTCGAATTTAAAAGGCACATCATTTAGCAATACCTGGTACTTCTTAGTTACATCGCATGTAAAAAGGATTTTATTTCCAAATTCTTGCCAATTTTTATGACCTGCTGGCATCATCCCGACTTCCTCGACCATCTCTTGTCTAATATTCAAACAATGGTCTGAACCCTCAAGACCTACAGCCAGATGCCCCTTTTTATGTAGATGGCAAACTAATTCGCCGCCCGCGCAGCCCAAGTCCATGAAATTAATCTGTTTTATATCTTTATCATCAAAATAATCTTCTAACGATTCTACGAATCCCAGATTCAAATTATTATCGTGGTAGATTCCTTCTGGGTGTTTATGGTCGTCTGATTCAACAGCCAGTGGATAATCTGTGACCACCTTAAACATTTTTATCTTCCAAGTATTCTGGAAAGTAACGGATAAACATATCTTTAGGATCATCACGAACTGCCTTGACGCGCTCGCGAATCTCCTTGTAGAAGTTCCATGCTAGTGGCACAAAACAAATT